GCCAAGTCTGATCGAACTGAAAAGCATCAGCATCAACATCGCTGATAAGCTTCTGCGCCAAATCTTTCCGGTTAACGTGCGCGACAACACCTATGAGCATTAGCTGCGCGTGCGAGCGGGTGCCCGCTTAGCCGGTGCCTTCTTAGCCACGTGCTTATGCGAATCTTCTGGCTCGTCAAGCGGTTCGAAGTCATCATCATCGTCGTCGTCGGGTGGCGTATCTAACGAGGTAGTCTCCGCGTCCTCGTCAAGAACCGCGTTCTCCACTGGCGCTTCACTTTTCGTTACCGCCTCGGCGTAACCCAATGAGATGTAACGCCGAGCATTGTCCTCATCGATGTCAACTATGTCACCGGGCTTCACGTTAGAAATGCCATGCAACTGGTGAACACTAATCTTCATTCGGATTTTCATGATTTCCTTTCTTGCCCTTCAGGTTTCGGGCGAAGTTTGTGGGGTGGGTTTTGTAGCCCGGTGACCACCATCCGGCGTGTTTTAAGGGTTATCGCTTCCCACATCCACGGCACCTGACAACCGTGGGACTCTGCCGCGTAGCGCGACGTTCAGTGGGGTTTACGACGCCGCTGTCTGGTACAACGAAAGCGCTTGCTGGTCACCCTGAATGCCGTCAGTACGGTAAATCGCACGGAACGCAATCAGGTCACTACCGAACAAGAAATCATCCGACCGCTCAAAGCGAATCGGCGTGACATCACGGATGAAGTAACCAGCGAAGTCACCAAACGCAATTGGCTTGGTGCTAGTGCCAATTACGGGCATATGCGGATCAGCGAACACCGGGCGTCCAAGGATAGTATCCGGCTGACCGGCCACAAGGGCGGGCTGCCAAATGTACTGTCCCGTAGTATCCTTCAACTTTCTGACCACCTTGATAGTGCTGTCGTTCATCACATAGGATGCACGAGCACGATACTGTGGCAGAATGCTGTGATACAGCTCAATGAGCACGTCAGCGCCGACGACCGTACCTGAAGTGGGAAGCCCCACAAGCGATCCCGTACCGGTCGCTGCCGTGATACCAACCGTTGCCGAACCGATGAAACCGGAGGGCTGAGTAGTGCCAGTGCCCGCCACATAAGCGGTGTCAACGGCGACACCCAGGTTACGGCCAGCGTGCTCGGCCATGTAACCAACGATGTCAAACCCGGTGTCAGCCAACAGTTCTGAGGAGACCTGCAACAGCTTCGCGACCTTGTAGGCGTGAAGCGTGACGCTAGATAGCGTCGGGTCACTCTGTAGGATGTTCCCCGCTTCAGCGACCCACTGGGCGCTACCCTCAGCGGTTGACCGTGGCACGACGAGCTGCTCACCAGACGAGGTGCTGTACACAGTCGGGTTGGTCTGCCGAATGCTCGACGTGTCAACCAGGTACCGGTACAATTGCCCGACAAACGAAGTCGGCAGCGGTGTAGAGCTATCCAACAGTGACCGTCGCTCAACTGCGTTCGGCAACGGAATCTCGTACTCGAACTGCAAGCGCCCGTTGCGGTTTTCCTTGCTGAAGAACGAACGAAGTTCCTCAGCCTCTTGCTCCATCGTCTTGCCACTGGCAAATGACGTGGTGTTGATCGCACCGGGATCGGCAGGCCGACGAGTGGTGTTCTCGACAGTCTCAATCCCTTGCAGCGCACGCTGTTCCCCAGCCGCGATGTCAGCAATGCGCGCGTCCAACGTAGACAGTTCGCCGTCCATCTGGTCGCACTTCTGTCGCTCATCGGGAGTGAGCGAACGTTGCTCGACAGGACGCTCAAAGGCCGCGTCAATTACGACCCTCTGGTCCGCTAAAACCTTACGGCGCTTTTCCGTAAGGTCATCCAAAAGCGTAGGCATTTTGGTGTATTCCTTTCTATATCAATGGATTTGCGTCGAAGGTGGGAACCCCTGCCTTCAGAATGCACGGCTACCCGCGCAAACAGACCAGGGCGGGTGGCTATTGCCTGCCTGTGCTGATCTGTGAGTTTTTTATTTAGCCGCGTTCTCCAACCAGCGGTTACGCCGCTCCCATAAATCCAATTCCCCAGGATTGGCTTTCTGCTCCGGTTTCGCTTCCGGCTCAGTCTCTTTCACCTCGGGTGGTTGCGGAGGCGGCTGCATCTGTTGCGGGTCAGGCTCGACCTTAGTCTCAGACTCGACCTTAGTCTCATCTTCCGCCTTGACTTCCGGCTTCTCTTCCGGCTCGGGCTTCTCTGGCTCGGCCACCGGATCATGCCTTGCTTCCGACTCGGCAGGTTTAGCGTCAACGGTGCCGCCATACATGTTGATAGTCACACCAGTATGCTCCTGAGTTGGGGCAGAACGGGTTTCAGGTGTATCCATTTTCTCTCTCTTATCGATATTGTCGGTTCGCTTGAAATACCTATTCAGGTTGTTATGCTCGGCGTCCTCATAAACCTCGTCATAATCGGCCTCAACCTGCACAGCCAAAGAACGCAACGCCACAGTGGAGCTTGGATAAACAGGCTGAGCCGTTGGCGAAACATGGTCCAGTCGGCCCGACACCAAATGCCTTACCGGAAAGCCGCCGTCGCCGGGCTTCCACTGCTCCTGATAAGTCGCGAAGCCGACACTAGAACCCTGGATATCGCGACGTTCAATGGATTCGTAAACGTCAGAACGACTTTGAGGAAGATCAACCTCGTAATCCAGTCCGTGCCCATCCTGCTTCAACCGTAAAGTACCGGAATGCACTGCACCCAAAACGATTGCAGGCTGGTGCTCAAGTAGCGCAAGCACGCCTGGCCAGCCGTCGCCCTCGCTTTTGTTAAAGAACGAACGCTCAAAAGTCTCCCTGAAGCCGAGTCTCGGATCAGAACGGGCATTGAACATCACTCCGTATCCACCAACTGTCATAGGAGACTTAGAGCCTGGTACACTACGGATTTCAAGCCCAACCGGTGTGTAAATATGTTCAACGACGGGCGTATGAAGCGACCGCTCCCCCATACCGGTCAAGCTGTCCGGTGGGTCTTCATGTAACTCGTTGCGGTATAACGAAATAATCCTCCGCGCCGCCGCCGCTCGCTTACTAGCTGGCTGCAATTGATTGACTCGACCAGCAGCCGCGTGAACACCGTTGCGGTTCAACGCCCCTCCCGGCTCTTTCACGGGAAGCTTGTACCGCTCTTTGGAATCAGGATCACCCTGGCCGGTGTCCACCAGGCAACTAGCGCGCCATTGCTCAATGGTGAACCGGCTGGCGTCACCGTCCCATGATGCATCTGAAACTGCCATGATCCTCAGTTTCCTTTCACACCAGCAGGCTTCGACCCGCTGAGCTGATGATTAGTGTTGCTGATTTTGCCGTTCGGCGACGAGCCATTCTGACGGTCGCGCATCATCGGCTGCTGCCCATTGGTAGACGGTTGTGGTTGTGGCTTAGGCTGAGCCCTCAACGACTCAACCTTGTTGACTTTCGTGCTCGGCGGCAGGTCACGCCTGGCCCTAACCTCGTCAACCTCCATCCAGGGTGGCGGGTTGAAACCTAGTGACATCTGGTCGATTTCGGCCTGAGTCTTAGCGTCGAGGCGAAGCATTTCATTGGTGTCAAACTTGACGTAGTAGCCATTTGGGAAGCACTTGGTCAAAGCCTGCTCCCAGCGCACCAGCCAGGGGCGCAACGAATGTGTCAGGTAATCAATGTTATTCAACTCGACGGTGGCATAGGTGAGACTGTCACCCGTTGTGCCACCAAGCTTTTCGGGCGGCAAACCGTAGACGACCGCGATCTGTGTAGCTGTCAAACGCATGGTCTCGATAAACTGAGCCTCGTGCGGCTTAATGGCGATGGGGTTGTACTCCCAATCTCGGCCATACACAAGCGGTTTCCGGGATTGCAACCGAGCGGTCAGCATGTTCGTGATCTGGTCGGCGTCGGCCTGCTTGAAGGTGCGCTCACTGTTTCTGAACGTGCCGGGCGGCACACCACCATTGCCATACCAGTTGGCCGCATACTCCTGTGCGCCTATCCCGGCATTTGCCGTAAGCTGATATGCGCCAATAGGACTCATGCCACGAACCCTATAAGGCATGGTAAACCAAGGGATATGGATGAGTTCACGAGGATCGATGGGTCTGCCATACCACCACCACAGTGGATTCATGAAAGACCCTGCCCCGTATAGCTTTCCGTCCTGTGTGGCAACCTGTGCCGGGTTAAGCCATTCAGCCATCGTCGGATAACCGTAATAGTCGCGTTGCGTAATCAGTCCGATAGCATCGCCACTACTGGCCATCGACGCGGTGCCCCGGTGGAACCAATCAAACAGCGTCCCATGAATACTCGGATTCCGAAACAATGACGGCGTAGGCTGGCGCTCCGGTATCCCACCGCCCGGTGGCTGGTAGTACAGAACAGGCGGCAACGAAGCAATCGACGAGGCGATCAGCCGGATAGCCCCGAACACCGGAACCAAAGCCAGCGCACGATCCACCGACACGTGCCCCAAGGCCGTTGGACCATCACTGTAGTCAGGCCAGTAACCCTGTATTGCGGATAACGCCCGCTCCTCAACCGGCTTGCGGCTGAATGGATTCCACACTTTTACGCTTCTGTCACAACATCCTCATGGAAAATGAACCTGTTCGCCCGGTCGTCAGTCACCTTGTGATACCTGTTCCCTAGCGAGTCTGTCGTCGAATCGGTCACCGTACCCAAAGCCGGTGGTAGACCAGGCCTTTCCCACTTGACCCGCGAACCGACCGTGATCATAGCGACCTAATGAACTGCGCAACCTGCACAACGGCAATAACAATCACTGGAATATCCAGCCACCAATCAATAGCCATTTTGAAATCCTTTCGTTAACCAGCCGACGCGATGTAAGCCGTTACAGTTCCACCAGTTATCGCCGTAGTGATGTTGGCACGCAAGTAGCGCACCGGAATCAGGCTCGTCGGACTGACAATTGATGTCGTGTTCGCCGCGCTGGTGGTAATCGTTGAAGTACCAGGCAGGTTGACAAAGTTGACGCCATCCTGGCTACCCTGCAACGCGACAACCCCACCAGAAACACCGGCAGATGTGGTGACAAACATGCTGTGATTGTTACGGACACCTGTATTGTCAAGCACCGCACCGGGGCCGGTGACCGACACCGCGCTCAGCGATAGCAGGGGCAGATTCCCGGCAATGCCCACACTAACTGGCGCGAAAGTGCCATCACCGACATCCTTCCAGCGTGTCGGTCCAGGTGGCGGTACGCCAGCGAGAGCGTTAAAAATCTGATCAGCCATTGGGAATCCTTATCCGACGATTACTGATGCACCCACGGTGTACGTGGTGGCGTTGGCATTGTTGGCATTGACACTGACACGCCAGATATGCGGAAGCGGAAGCCCTGTAGACACATTCGCCACGACAGGAGCACCGGGGTAGACGGTGTAGACATTGACTGAGTTAGTGGTAACAGCCAGACCAGTAAGCAGTGTGTAGTACTGGCCGGAAGCCACGTCCTTACCCTGGATGGTCAACGTCACGGAGCCGGTACCAACAGTTGCCATGTTGAGCACCGCAATCAGGCCCATTGAATTTGGGTTGGTTTGATCGGCTGAAGTCTGCGTAGTTGTCGCACCGACCGCGTTGATCAGTGCAGCCGTATCCACATTGGTGGGCATGGTAACCGGCAAAGGCTGCGACGAGGTGACAACATTTTCCGCGCCCGTTGCCGGGTCAACGAAAACCGTTAAAGACTGAGAGATTAACTCGCCCTGTCCGAAAAAGCTTGCTGGGTTTGGCATTTCATTCAATCCTTACATATTGTCTTTAGTGAACACTGTCGAGAATGTCGTACTGTTCGCCTGTCAACTTCATTAGGCACCACACCGCGCCGATAGCGGCGTACAGCGGCGCAGTATCCGTGGGACTCCTATTGATGTCCACCGTGAAACCCGCACCCGGTTTGATTAGCACCTCGGCCGACGTTGCCGCCATGTCCAGACCCAGGTGTGGTAGGTGCTCAATCTTCCTGTCCCGCAACAGATCAAACATCTGGCCAGTGGCGATGTTAAGGTCAGCACCCTTCCACTCTTGTATTCGCAGCTCGGGTTGTCGCTCAATGTCGTCATACAACGAAACGGTAGAGCCGCCGCCGTCAGTGCGGACAACCACCTTTTCGGTCGAATCCTTGTCCTTCAGAAGCGCTTTCACCACCCAGTCAGTACCGGGGCGCTCCCAACGAATAGCCACCAGCGGGTTACCCTCAGCGGTCAGGGACGCCCTAGCAATGCAAGCCTGGCCACGTCGAGCCGAAACCTCAACGCAGGCAACCTTTATCGAGTCCGGCGCTGGCCGAGCCTCACGATTAATGGTGGCTTCCCACGAGCCTTCGGGGAACGGTCCACCGACACCCATTGTGGCCCACCGGCACATAACCTCAGTCTCGTACTCGTACGGCGGGTTCTGCGCCAGAGCCGTCAAAAGCGTTCTATTGGTTGGGCACCCACGAGTTATCTCAACGTGGTTCAACGAAGGGTTAGCCTGCGCAAGTGCTTCCAGCTCACCACGCCTAGCGGTCGGAGGAGCAGACCATTCAAACCAGCCGGGGTTCAAATCCGGCAAGTCAGAGAGCATTTGGAGCATTTCAGGCTCCATATCATCTAGGACACCCTCAAACTCGCGCTCACCATCAGGCCAGTCCATTGCCCGGTGTGCCAGTGCCCGCTGATATCTCAACACAATCGACGTGGCGTCACCGGCATTGGAGAACGCCCAGGCCTGTGCTTCCGGCCTGGCGTTCATCGTGTTGGTGACGGCGCTCCACGTCCTGAAATCTTTATGAGTCCTCAACTCGTCCAACAGAATCAGGTCACCGGAGAAACCACGACCAGCATCACCGGTTGTGGACGCGACCCGGTACTGGCAACCATCAAGCAGCGTAAAGGTTTTCGGGTGACCCTTGAAGATGCCCTCGGGCGTGAACAAGTCCTCAAATTCTTCACAGGCCTCGGCCATCGCTACAGCGTCACGCCAGGTGTCATCAGCTTTTGAAAGGTCTTGTGCCGTACCGATAACCGTCTGCGAATGCAGAGCGAACATGTGCCACAGCGCCAAAATCGTTGCGACAATGGTCTTTCCATTCTGACGCGCGACGGAAACAAAAACCGTGCGAAATCGGTAGACCTTGCCACCAAACCCGTCATCGATCAGCTCTAAAGCGTGGATCAAAAGCCATTCCTGCCAAGGGAATAGCAGTATGCCAAGAGTATCCTTGGCGAAAGCTACGGCGGCGTAACCGTCTGTGGTGCGATCCAGCCAGCACGAGCAATTGCGGTGGTCGCAACCTTCCGCATACGTACCGGCTTTCAGCTCGCCGTTGGCGTCCAGATTCTCGGGTAACGGCGGCGTGAACAGCCGAGGCTCTGTCTTGCCAAGTATCCGTTCATCATTCGTTATCAGCGCACTCGACATGGCATCACGACGACACCAGGAACACCACTGTGGCAGGGGTGTCCTCAGCATCGGTCACTGCATACAACGCACTAGCATCATCCTCAAATGCAGGCACCGTAATAGACTCGCCGGGATCGAGCAAAAACCCTTGGCGCTCACCGTCATTCGTCACATCGTGACCACCGAGAAAAACCGTACTGCGACTTCGGTTTTGAACAAGGCAGCTCGCAACCCCTTGGGGTACAACGCAAACCACGGTCGGTTCACGCTTAACCTGCACCGACCCATGTCTGAAATCCCTAGACACCATGCCCCCCAACGGGAGGTGTCGGCGGCTTGCGCCGGTCGTGGTACTCCCTGATACGGTCCTCCGTAATCAATGCCACACCAAGCACAGTGAACACAATCCCAAACGTCAGCAGAATCGGATGCAACACCGGCTGGGCGGCAACAGGAAAGCTGACAAGCCAATTCACAAACAAGGCAGAGATGCCAAGCCCGAGCATGATCATTTTCAAGCACTCCCGCCGTATCTCGTTGCAGCCTCTTTTGTTTCACGCATAAGGGCATCCTGCGGCTTCTTGCCCCTCGGACGTGGCTGCTGCTGGCGCTCAATCGCCTGCTGAAACTCACGCTTGACCTCGCCCCAGGGGTCGTCTTTGATTTCGTCAGCCGCCAGCGCTCGTTCCGGCTCATTGAAAGCCTCAAACACCTTGTCGCCGAACGGATCAAAGCTCACCGGCCGCGCGTACGGGTTGTCGTAGTTCGAGCCTTTGATGATTCCCATTATCTACCAATCCTTTTCGTTGCCAACAAGCAGCACACCGCCGCAATAACAATGATCAGCAAACCGATCCAGGCGTGGATCACGCCGCGTAGGCCTGAATCTCGGCGATCTGCCATGCACTAGAGGTGGCCCCGTCGTATCCGACGGCCCAGCCGAGCCCCGGCAGCCATGCCATGGTGTCGAGAATGATTTCGTACTGCACCGCGGACGAACCGACGTTGATCTGGATTATCTGGCTACCGTCGACATATTCGGTGACCTTCCCTGTGGCCCAATTGAATTCCACACCATAAATATGG